GACACATTAAATTTTCTATACTGCCAGCCCTTTTTATCCCAATCTGTAATGATTTCTTTTGTTTCTGGGTCTTGATACCTAAAAAAACTTTTATTATCTTCTGGCGCCCAAGCGAAGTATATACGTTCTCCTTCAGCGTTGTTGTTTGTATGCCAACCACAAAACGCATCACAAGGATACCAAAAAAAACCCGAATATTCTCTTTTAACTCCAGTTTCTTTGTGTAACATTCCCTTTAAATCAATTGAATAAAGTATAGAATCATCTAAAATTATCCTATTGTCATTATGTTCAAGAGTATTAGCTTTGTCTAAATTACCGTTTTTTTGTATATATAGCAAAGCTTTTTCTGACGTTTTTTCTTCAATATCATATTTGTGAGGGAAAAATTCGTATCTTTCCACCAAATCATATTTAAAGTTTTCTAATATTTTATCTAGTTTTGAATATATTTCTTTCATATTTTATTATAAAAATTCTACCCACACTTTTCCAAAAGTATCTTTGCCGTGGATTTTTAAGTTAAACATCTTTTTTACAAACCCTAAATACTTAATAAACTTGTCCCTTGGCCCCAAAGCAGCAAAAACCCTTCTGCCGTTGGCAACCCTTTTCAAATTCACTAAAAGAGCGTGTTTCATTACTCTATTAAAAATATAATCTGGGTCTTTAAAAACTATTTGTATTTCTATTGAATTTTTTACATCCATAAAACCGTTCATTATATCGTTAGTGCCGCAACCAAAACCCCAAATTTTGCCAGTATCCTCGTCTATTGCTACATAGTTATGTTTACATCTTTTTAATAAAGTCTTTAATTCTTCTATTAAATAAGCTACTACAAAAGTATCCCCATGACCTTTGCATATATTATGATAAGTCCCTATCTTGGCTTCTTTTTGAAATTTAAGAAATATCACAAAAACTTCCCTAAAATCTTTAGATTCATAGGGTCTGACTGAAGTAGTTTTTAATTGTTTGTATTTTTTCATTTTTCGGTGTAATATAGTACATGGGAAAAGGCATAAATCAAGATTTCGCTAGAGCTATATTTGATGTAGAGCCAACGGCTTTAATTGAATTATATACCTTATATTACGATTATCAGAACGATAGTCAAGCACAAATTAACTTTCACGGTGGAACTAATGGTGTTGCTGGCAAAATTATATTTAATGGACAAGAGTATTTGCCAATTCCCGTAGAATCAGAAGGTTTTGAGATTTTGGGCGACCAAAGACTACCCAGACCAAAAATAAGAGTATCAAATGCGGGACTTTATGTCTCTTCTTTATTAAGAAAATATAATAATTTAAATGGCGCAAAAGTAGTCAGAAAAAGAACTTTTGCTAAATTTTTAGATGACGCTAATTTTCCTGGTGGATCAAACCCTTTTGGCACGGCAAATCCAAATGCTAAAATGCCAGATGATAAATATTTTATTTCAAGAAAAACTAGCGAAAATAAGTTAGCCGTAGAATTTGAATTAGTATCTAGTTTAGAATTAGAGAATGTAGAAATTCCATCAAGAAAAATATCATCAAGGTATTGTCCATTTATATATAGAGGTTATGGATGCAGATATGGTTATAATAGTTCGCAAGATAGTCACGATAGAGTTGTAGCTACGGTGAATGATCAACTATTTGTAACTGGAGCTGGAACAAGTTATGGTTTTAACACAGACATTTTAAATGGTGGACCGACAACTAATCACTCAAAACGAATAGAATCTAGTGTTGATGATCTTCTAACACCCAAAGGGCTTTGGAGCGGAAATCAAACTGATGGAGGCCAAAACAGAACCTACACAACAGGAGATTACGTATTTACTTACAGTAATCGGGCACTTTCTGGACAAGGTTTAACCGCTAATTATTATCAACAACACCCCGTTTACTATGTTTGTAAATCTGGCCACACAACAACAGTAGATGAACCACCTAATAAAAGAACAGATTTGTGGGTAAAAGATGCATGTTCCAAAAAACTTTTTGGATGTAAATTAAGATTTGCTAATGATGATTGGGGTGGAATAAACACAAATAAAAATTTACCTTACGGAGGATTTCCTGGAACAGAAACTTATAGTTATTAAAATGATAAAAAGACAAATAGAATTAGAATCAGAAAAATCACCAAACAGAGAAGTTTGTGGTTTCATTATTGAAAAAGACGGTGAGTTAAGTGTGTTACCTATGAAAAATTATTCTGAAATACCAGAAGATGAGTTTTACATTCCCGCAAAAGAATTTTTGTTTGTCAAAAGAAGTAACAATATAGTTGCAGTTTATCATTCACATTGTAGAGGTGGTTGTGAGCCATCTAACTTTGATATTAAAACTGCTGATTTAATTTGTTATCCTTTTGTTATTTATTCATTAGAGCAAAATTTGTTTCACGTTCATGAACCAGAATATTCTGAAGTAGATAAAACCATTGTAGAAAAGATAAAGGAAAAACTAAAATGACTGAAATATACATACATGGAATAGCTGGTCATAAGTTTGGAAAGTTTTACAAATTTGTGAACATAAACAAAGCAACTGATTGTATCAAAGCGGTAGATGCAAACAGAGAGGGTTTCATGCAGTATTTTATATCTAGTGCACAAAAAAATGAACACTACGAACTGGTGGTAGATGAAGAGCCATTAACTTCTTTAAATGAAGCTGTGCAAAAAAGAAAAATCAAAAGAATAGATATAGTTCCCGTTATTAAAGGTCAAGTTAATTTTGTTGTTCAGTTTGTTGTTCAAGTATTAATTCAAGTTGTCATAGCGGGGATACAATATCTGATGACACCCATACCAGAGGAGGAACCAATTGCAGCGAAAGCGAGACTAGCGCCAGCATCTTACATGTTTGCAAGTAGAGAAAATGTTACGGCTCAATATACACCTGTGCCTTTAGGTTATGGAGCGTTGAGAATTGGAACTAAAATAATACAATCAATTGTTGAACCAATAGATTTATCAACTAATGAAAGTCGATTAAGTAGCGATCTGGTTTCTAGATCATTTTCTAGTCCAGAAGGCGCTCAAACAGTAAGAGGTGGTTATTAATGAAAACAAAAATTATCTTACATGGAAAAATAGCAAAAATTTATGGAAAAGAATTCGAATTTCATAACATAAATAAACCCACAGATGTCATCTATGCCATGGATACTATGTTCCCTGGATTTAGAAAATATATCGTAAATAAAACTAGAGAGGGTTTAAGTTATGAAATTATAGTTAATGGTGAAACAGAAACTGCTTTTAGTATGAACAATACAAAAAATATTAAAACAGTAGAAATTGCCCCAAGTATTATAGGAAAAGACCCAATCACTCTTACTATTGTACTTGGTGCCGGTTTAGCAGTTGGTGGTTATGTAATAGGTGTTGGTACACTACTTGGTGGATTTTTGTTTGCAGTTGGTATGGGTTTGGTTATTGCTGGAATACAATATTTAAATACTCCTATACCAGAAGATGAACCAGAAACTATAGAAAATTCAATTCGTGCTGGCATAAAAAATTCATCATATTTATTTAGTAGCCCGCAAAATGTATCAACACAGGGTAGACCCGTTCCAATAGGATACGGAAGATTGAGGGTGGGTAGTTATGTTGTTGCAACAACACTCTCTAATTATGATTTAACATCAGACAGACAGAATGTAGCTTATGAAAATAATGTAACAAACGCATTAGTAAAAATACAAAATGCATTTGGATCTTCAATATCTAATTATATAAGGGGATACTGATGAAAGACTACATAAAAAATAAGTTAAAAAGAATACAAAAATATTCTGTACAAGGTCATAAAGGCGGCAAGTCAAAAGACGAAAAGCGTGCAGCGGCAGAAGCAAGAGCTAATAGAATTCAAGCTAATGCTGATAGAGTTACAGACACATTTAGTCAATTAAGTCCACCATTTGGAGCTGATTTGCTACTTGGAACAGCTAAGTTACAATCTATAGAATTACTGTCTGATGGGCCAATAAAAGGATTTTTTGATCAAGATGGCAAACAAACAGATGTATTGGGCGCCACATATATTAATGATGTACCAATAGTTTCCAAAACCGAAACAAGGATAAGATATAAAGATTTAAAATTAAATAGTTGTCAAGGTTGTCAACTAGATTATACGACGGGCGTAAAAAGAAATTTGATGAATTTTAGGGCTCACTTAGCCACCGGGGTAGGGTTTAGTGGGAGAAAAGAAGGTTTTACTATAATTGATTCGTATGGGAAGATGGCGCCAGCAGAAATGATATTCCCCTCTGTTAAAAACTATGATCCGCTATTTGTTGCTAGGAAGGATAATCTTGAATACGCTCTTGGGGGAGATGCAGACAACAGAAAACATTCAATTCAATTTGCCGCAAATCCAGGCTTAGATAGTAATGGAAATATTACTTCCAGTTTTAGTAAACGATCATCTAACATCCAAGTAATGCCTGGTGCAAATAATCCTCAAGGATATAGACAATCTCCATATGCGCAACAAAGCTTTTATGGACAAGATCAAATATCTTCAAATAGTAATTTTACTATACCATCAACTAATTCTTATACAAATGATAGGCCACTAAAATATCAAGGTTCTGTAATTGCAGGTGGAGGATTAGCACAAAATGGAAAAGTAGAAACTTCATTTGTAACAAGAAGTTTTTATACTGTTTTACAGGGTTTTTTCAGTAGTAGTAGTAACATAACAAAATTTCAAACTGGGTACGCAGACCAAGTAATATGTGATATTCATAATGTTGACGACGCCATAAGATGGGGGCAAAACGGAAGCACAAGTTATACAGATTATAATACTAACATTTTCTATTTCAGTCGTGTATTTAATAGAGACAATGGAACAATAGGACCTTTAGTTGTAGGTGATACACCATATATAACTAGACATTTTAATTTTCAACCAGGAAGTGAAGTCCCTGGTGGTTTAATAGAACCTCATATTTCTGGAATATATAATTTACTTGCAGTCCCGACTCAGTACCCTATGGTACTTTTGTATTTTTCGGAGAAGAACATAGATGGAACTTACTTGGTGTCATGGGAAAAAATATTCATTATAACGAGCACCCTAGTGTAGGTTACTATGAACAAAGTGTATTTGATTCAGCACCAATCCCTGGTACAAATTTCACAAGTGGAGAAAAAGTAAGATTTACTGGTAGTTTTTATATACCCGCTGGAGGAAAATGTAGTGGATTACTTTTTCAAGAATTATCGGCTAATTTACGGAGTCCATTTTTTAATTACGGAACTGGAAAAATTATTGATGCCAGAAGCACTATGGATCAATGGGTAGATTTTGATTTCACAAATCAAGATGCAGATGCTTCCGGTATGAATTCAACATATGGGGTTTTTACCGTACGAATGGCTGATTTTAGCAACGTTTCAGAAAAATTGTGTGAATGGGACCCCGACGGAAGTCCAAATGGCTGTATGAGACCAGACGATGGATTCTTTATGAAGAATTTAACAATAATTAGAGAAGATGTCACGGGTGATTTGCCAGGATTCGAGGGTAGTAATACTGGATATTTAATATTTCCCGCAGATTCTTATACTTTTGCTGCAGACGGCGATGAGGATTCTAGAATAAAACCAAATTATAATTTAAACTTTTCATTTGGTAGTGGTGATGGTGTTGTATTGGGAGGTGAAACATTAAAATATGTGCTTCAAGATGTTGATGGATTTAGCGGAATTC